CTACCTGGGTGCCGCCGGGGGACGTCCACGTGCCGCCCGTGATGTTGTCGGCGGCACCGTTGGAATCGCCCCATGTCAGGAACCGCTGAGTTCCGCCCGAGCCGGGCGTCATACCTGAACCTGTGGCACCGATCGTCATGCCGGCGACGATCAGCCCGCCAGCGGTGGTGCCGGTGACGCTGACGGTCGTGCCGGCCCCGGACGTGAACGCGGTGAACACCGTGCCGAACGTCCCGGCGACGGTAGCCGAGATCGACCCGGCGACCACGTGGGTCGTGCTGCCCGGCCCGCCGCCGGTCACCGAGACGGTATTCGACCCGGTGGGCAGTGATCCGGAGATCACGCCCCACACGTCGATGCCGCCGGGGCCGGCGTTGTTCGCGGCGACCTGCCCGAGGCGGGACAGCGCCACCCCGCCGTAGCTGACCGCCGTTATGTTCGACGTGGTCCCGGCGGTGTAGTTGGAGAAAACGACGATGCAGTTGCCGGCGTTGACGTGCGCCCAGGTAGTCGGGCTGGCGGCGCTGACCGCAGAGGTGCCTACGGCATCATAAGCGACCACCGGGGCTCACCCCACCACTCGCGCCGACAGACGTATAAGTCACGGAACCTCATTCCACGGAAAGGCTCGTCTAGTTCATAGACGCCAGGAGCCATTGCGTGAGCTGCACGGTAGCGTTTGCGCCCGCAAGCGTGCCACGGAAGGAAATACCCTGAATCTGCGTCGTGTCAATAGCGGATACCGCTTCGCCGGAAGCCGCAGGCATCGGGGCAACCAGAGCTACGCCATTCGTAGCAGCTCCGATAGACGGCGCGGTCGCGTTGTTCGGGAACTCGAAACGGCCCTGCGCCGCTACCGTGTTGCCGGACGTAGCGATAGCCGTGCAGCGGATAATTCCGTGACTAACCCACTGGAGCCCGGTAAGAGCTGTCGTGCCCGTCGTAATGCCCGCTGCCGTCGCTATCGTCACGTATGTGGCCCCGGTATTGCCGACACGCGCCGCGAGGAAAGGCGTGAACGTCGTAGAGGTTGCCGTCGTCGTGATGAAGCCCTGCGCCCACCACCAGTAAAGCGCTCCGGCTTCCCAGCCCTGGAAAGCGCCCTCATAGTTAATCTGGTTCACATCCGCGCCGGAACCGAGCACGGGGGAAAGCGTAGCTGTCGTCGCGGTGTTGAGAACGGCACCTGCACCGGAGCCATGCGGGGTAGCCGGCGTGATTAGCGAGAAGTATTCGTTGTTACTCATTTCCTCACAGCCTAATCGGGTCCGATAGCCGGATAAGCGAAACGACCTCGACTCCTCCATGCTCCGCGCATTCGCGGCATATCGTTCCGCCCGAGACAACCATAGCGGCATGCACCGGACATAGCCAGATAATGCGCTTATGGGTTGCTACCGAGCAGAATCGCCGGTACTTGCTCGCAGGCGTAGCAGCGCACTCAATGCCCTTAGCCGGGAAAATGAGTGCGCTGCACGGCTGCATCCGGGGCAACCGCATATCGGGGATGGCAAGTCCCAGATAATGCGTCGTAGCCACATCACACCTGCGCGAGGAAGCCGACCCCGGCCGATCCCGTGCCGGCTGCCGCTTGCAGCGAGTCCCCGATAGCCGGCGTCCGGGTAGACGCGAGCAGGAATGCAGCAATGGTATTTGCCGCCGTGCCGGAGACGGCATTGCAGCAGATTCCCCATTGACAGGTACCCGGTGCCGACGTAAACGGACCCCAGGTAAGCTGCGCCGTATTCCAGAGCTGGGACGGGCTAGCCGCTGTCGGGGCGGTCGGGCCGTAGCTCTGCCGCGCATAGCCGGTTGCCGTGGCGTATTCACCAATTGTCGCGCCGGCCATCGTCGTCTCGGTGCTTTGCAGCGAGCCGGACGCCGTTGTCGATAGTGCCATGTACGTCGCCGCGACAGCGGGAGACTGCGCCTTCAGGAACACCGCATTCATGGCCTGCTGTTCCGCGTACTGGAAAAGCTGGCCTGCCGATAGGAGCGTCATTTCTAACCTGCACTTTCCACGAAGTACCCGTCAAAGACGGCTTCGTCTATTGTAGTGATGCGGTCGATGCCGGTACCGTCTTTCCAGCTTATAATCGGCCAGCCGGTAATCTCATCGAACGCGATAACGAAACAGACCATGCCGTCCTTTAGGTCCAGCTCGGTCATCTCAGCGGTTAGCGGCTGCCCTAGCGCGCTCTCGCCGTACCCCTGGTCTGCGGGGTGATCGTAAACGTACTCGTGTCCTTCTTGCGCGGGCATTAGCTGCCCCCTCCTGTTAGTGTGCCGTCCGACTGCCAAGAGTCGGGGATATCGTCACTCCATCCTTTCTGCTTCGCTACCTTCATAATGTAGCGCCGCACCTTCGCGCGCTCTTCGGGTGTATTCGGGCGCGCACGCCCGACAGCGCGGATTGCGGCAGAGAGTGAATTGCTCGGGCCGTTCCGCGCTTGGATAGGAAAACGCGGGTCATCGCTTTCGTTGGCCTGCGACGGGGGCATTGCCTGCCCTTTGGCCTTGAGTTTCTGTAGCGTGTCGCTGCTCAGGTCCGACATTCCGGTTACTCCAATACTGGTTCCACGCAGCCCTCGCAGCCGCGCCTCTCGTGCCTCGTGTCTCTCTTGCCCATGCGTCCGAAAGTTCGTTATTTACCGACTTCTCGCCGGCGAATACCGGCCGTGCCACACAGTGGCAGTGATCATGTGCGCGGAAGTCTGCCGTTGCCGACTTGTAGACAGCTCCCCGGCTCGCGAGCATCGCGCAAAACGAGCACGCGCCCGGCTCGATTACCCGCTCCCAGCCTTTAGCCATCGGGTCTTGCTGCGCCGACTGCGTAACGGTATCCCTGCCGCCCATCATTACCATCCGGGTAGCAGCTCCGCGCAGGCTGTCTTGCGCCATCGTCTTGGCGTTGTCGGCCGGATTGTCCTTTAGGAAATGGAAAAACATTCCTGGGCCCTGCGAATTGGTAACAGTATTCAGGTACTCCTGGTTAAGCTCTGCGCCGGGCAGCGGAATATACGAATTTCCAGCTATAATCCTGGACTGCGTGTAAAACCGCGCCGCGTCGGCGGCAGTAGCCTGGTAATGCATGTCTATGACGCCGTTAACGAGCGGGTTGATAGACCTCCAGCTCTCGTTGACGTTGTTAGGGTCGATATGCTGCGCCCACAGCCTGTCGATAGTGCGGGCGGCTTGCGCGGCTATGAGTTGCTGCTGATTCTGGTAGTGCGTAAGCAGGATCGGGCCGGATCGGGCAGCCGAGACGGGGACGCCGGGCACTAGACCGGCCGTGTTTGCCGTCTGTGCGGCGAAATAAGACGCTGCGAGCCCTTCCGGGGTACCCGTACCTACCCCGGCCGCTCCGGGCGCTCCTAGGGCCGTTCCGGGCTCTGTCGGCGCTGTAGCGTGCGCTGCGGGCGCTGTCGGGGCGGTCATGCGCCCGGCTCCTGCGGAGCGCCGCCCGGCCCGGCCGGTGCAGGCGGCAGGGCAGCCGGGTTAGCGAACGGCTGCGGGGTCTGTCCGGGCAGCGCGGGCACGCCCGTCGCGGGATTCGGCACGCCCGCGATCTGCCCGGCTGAGACGGCTTGCTGGACAATCTGCTGCGCCTGCTCGCGCTGTGCCGCGAGCTGCCACGCTTGCACGTCTTCGGCGGTAACGCCCGGTACCCTGCTCCACAGTTCCTCTTCGGGCACGCCGAGCATCTGCGCGACCTTAGTTAGGCCGTCGATTGTGCTGCCGAACGCCCGAGCGGACGTGTCGCGCCATACAACCGTGCCAAATAGGTCGTTCCAGTTTTCCTTATCGCCGGACGCGAGGGCGGTTAGCCGGAACACATTCCGCCACGGATCGGTGAGCAGCGCTTGCAGCTCCTGAATCTTCCGGTCTAGGCCGTCCCGCGCGGCGGCGAGCGCTTCGGCGGATAGGTTCGCGACCTGCCCGAGCAGGTGGTATGGCGGAACCTGGGTAATTGTCGCCATGTGCCGGATGCCGTCTTCGCGGACGGTGCTGTACGGCGCTAGCGCAGTCTCGGAGAATTCGCCAAAGTGCGTGCCGGGGTCTTCCGCTGCCCACACGCGGTCTACGCCCGGCCGGAACGGCGCGGCATCCCGGCCTTCGGAATCGACCGGCGCCATGCCAGCAATCCAGCGCTGCCGGAACGCGGAGTACTGCTCCGACATCATCAGGTTAAACGTATCGAAGTTAATCTGGTCCTGCACCGGCATAATCGGCTCGACTTCGCCCGAGCAGTCGCTTTCGCCGTCTAGGTCAGCCTCGTACAGGAATCGCACTACCGGGCAGACGCCTAGGCCGTGCTCGCTAACGGGTGCCTGCCCCGCGAGTATCGGGTCGTCCGGAAGCGCGAGCTGCAAATTGAGCTGCGTTACGCTCTGGCTGCCGCCGCCCGTTGCCGCTACGCCCGGACTGCCCGAGAGAATGTACCGGAACTGCTCGTCATAGACCGAGACGTACGACCGGACTTTATTGCCCGGCATGTTTACCGTCTTTACCTCTACCGCTACCTGCGGCCATTCATCGTCTACGTCGCTCGCGTACAGCGCGGTCATCCGGCGTGGGCTAACCGGCCGCATAACGGGTACGTCGGTGCCCTGCTGCTCTTCGTCTGTCGAGAGCTGCCCCGGCAGCACGACGGCATAGGCAGACCCGAACTTTATAACCGATCGGTGGACGCCGTGCTGCCGCGATACCATGCGATTGGCCCGGAATGCGTCCCACATCGGATTAGTCGTCCGCTGCGGGGCCAGCACCGCGTTCGCGGTAATGTTGGTCTGCCCTTCCGGCCGGTAGCCGTCTACGTGCAGGTTCTGACTGATGACGGAAACGACAAGCGGCAGGAAGTTACGAAGTGACTTGCGCATAATCCAGCGGTATTCGGTGCTCGCCCCGCGCGGCACGTACGGTGGGTCTTGGTGCCCGCGCACGTACTTCGAGATGCGCGCAAGCCGGTACTGCTCGGTTAGCCGCATAAGCATAATCTGGTTCGTGGTGCCGATTAGATCGGTAGGCTCAATTAGCATTTTCGTAACTTCCTAGCTA